TCGTTAAAGCCCTGCCCCGACTTAGTAACACGAATCTGATGATTTGCAAATAGATTGAAGTCAACCCACTCTCTAATTTTAGAACTAACTTTTTTGTGTAAGTTAAGTTCCCAACGATCGTAAGGCTCACGCTCAGGATCTGCAAATGTTCTGATGGCAACGTGAGATAATAAAATCACGTTCATATTCTTTTTGTCATTAAGGATATCCAAGGCCCTGAAGATCTTCTGAAAGCCTTCAGCTACCATGGTGTAACCTTTACCAAAACCGATGTCTTCTATGGAAGCTACATTCTTTTGACGACACACTTCTTCTTGAATTAATTTTTCTGCCCAGTCGGTGGTGTCAAGAATCACAGTTTTAAAATGGTGTTCTTCTTGTACCAATTGTTTCAATCGTTTCATCAAGTCCTCATACGATTCGCACAATGGAAAAGAAGAAGTGTTGACATATCTAGTACCTTCTTCAGTCTTAATAAATATTGGGTTAGGAGCACCCGCAGCAAAGGTAGTCTTACCTATCCCATCGGTGCCAGCTATGTTCATTTTTATAGGCCCAGGGTTCATGCCTGTTTGGATCTCATCTAATATACTCATTTTTTCCTCTTGTCTAAAAACGAAACATAAGGCCGATCTGAAATTTTAGTCGTCAATGCTTCGCTTAATTTTTGATAAATTGTGGGGTGTTGTTCAGCCAGAGCTGTCGTTTCTTTTTTATTTTCTTTGAACTCTAAACTGAATGGAAAAAGTTTTTCTGGGATTTGCCCAGCTTCATAGATGTCGTGGACTCTAGTTTGGTCCCACTCACGCTTCACTCGAAAATCAACTTTGATATCAAAATCGTATTCAGCAAAATCTATTCTGGTGGCACCGCCGGTGTTGTTAGACAACTTCACTTGTTCAGCAACCCTAGGGTGACGAGCGATAGCAATATCTAAATCTTTACTCTCTTCACGCAACCTAGCTTGCATAGCTAAGTTGTTTTTTTTCCTGGCTAATAAGTCGGCGAGGTCGTCGAACTCTTCTACAATATTCTCTTTCATAACTTTACTCCTGAGCGTAGTATTGGGGAAAGAAAAATAAATGTCAAGAAATATTTTTTACTTTTAGCAAAAAATAATTTACAATCCATGGCATGACATTAAAAGAATATATTATCAAAAGAGGTGAGGGCCCTTTGGCTAAAGATCTAGGGGTCTCAGTTGACACAGTAAAATCTTGGCGTTATGGCAACCGTGAACCAAGACCAAGGCAAGCAAAAAAATTAATACTTATGACAGGTTACGCTATGACCTGGGAAGATATTTACGGACCCATAGAAGAGAATGCCCTTAGTACTGAATCCTAATTCTAAGTTAGAAAATTTTTCTGACGAAGCCAAAGCCGAAATGCTTTGGTCGTTTTGGGAAGAAGGCTTTCATTTAATTCCGTGTGGTTCACGTACAGAAATCATTCCAGAATATTTTCGCAAGCGTCATCCGTTTGAAAGCGATGAAGTCTTAGCAGCGAAATGGGCCAAGACCCCTAGAGTAAAATGGGAGACTTATCAAAGAAGGCAACCTACTCAAGAAGAATTGAGAGAGTGGTTAGTCCGATATCCAGGGGCTAACTGGGCTGCTATCACCGGCATAACTTTTGTGGTGTTGGATTGTGATAGTACCGAGGCGGTTGAGTTCGTCGAGTCTGGTCAAGTAACTCGATCGCCTCTGAAACAAAGAACCCCACGTGGTGGTTATCATTATTTTTATCAAGTTAACGAGGGTTTGAATGTTCGTAACATGACTGGCAACTTGGATGTCAGAGGCGAAGGTGGGTATGTCATGGTTTCGCCTTCATTCAAATATAGTTTTGAATTGGCACAAGGTGCTGCAGTCAATGACATGATGGATCTGCCAATGTTAAACATGAATGATTTGAACTCAATACACGAATACAATCAATCAGGAAAGGTACAGCCGTTATCATTAGGAACAAAAGTAGGTACAGATCCTGTTGCTGTCGGTCAACGTAACGATACCTTGGCAAGACTCTTAGGCAAATGGATTCGTGAAGGCTGGGGCTATCGTGAAGTTTTAATTAAAGCTTTTGATTGGAACCAAACATTGCCGTCCCCACTGCCTTTGCCAGAGGTTTTACAAACAACCATGTCGATTACCCAAGGTCATATCAAACGCAATCCAGAAGATGTAGATGCTGGAATCATGGCTTGGAAGACGAGCGAATGGCAGATAGATCTAGGCGAAGAGCTCAAAGAAATACTGGATCAAGAAGATCCCATCGAAGTTAAAAAGGTACAAGACAACAAGACCGACCCACTTAATTTAAAAAGTTACAACGATGAATTTTGGACGGGCGTTGAACCTGGTACGATCGAACAGTATTGGGGTGATTGTTTCATCTTCGAACAATCTAGGTGTCTATTGATTGGTAAACCAAAGATAGGTAAGTCGCATTGGTTGGGAGCCTTTGCAGCAGCGGCCACGACTGGTCAACAGTTTATGGGTATGCCTTTTACCAAGCCGTGTAAAGTCATGTGGCTACAAGCTGAAATCATTCAAGAGTTTTTAAAAAATAGAATCGATTTGTACTACGAACCGTACCGACACGATCCAGATCTATTAGCCTTGGGACATGCAAACTTAATTCCAACTGGCCGACTCAGAAAGAACATCATGCGTGACAAAGACATCAACGCAATCGCTGAGAGTATTGATTATCATCAACCTGATATTGTTATGATTGATCCGATTATTAATTTCTTTGATGGCGAAGAGAACAGCAACCAAGAGATCCACAACTTGCTATCTAGAATCGATCGCCTGATTGAACTTTTTGGTGTGGCAGTAATCATTGCCCATCACACGGGTAAGGAACGAGCTGATGATGCTTCGTTCATGTCAGCCCGTGGAGGCTCAGCTTTTGCTGGGTGGATGGACTCTGGTATCAAACTGATGGGGCAACGTCCGAATGTGACAATGTTTTATGAAGCACGTAATGCCAAAGAACCTGACACGCATTTGTCTAGGTTTGATTTTGAGAAAGGTTATTGGGATATGGTGGACTTTGATGAAGGTCCGGACGAAGTAGAGATTGCACAAAAAGTAGCAAATGCTATGGACAGAGTTAAGTTTTACACTAGACAAGAATTAGAACTATTGGCACGTGAAGCACTGAAAGCAAACAACTTACCGAGTGGCGAGCGAGCAGCACGTTATGCCGTGAGTCACGTGCAAAAATACTTAGGCGATGTAGTCAAGACGAAAGCAATTCCTGGTAAACAAACTTGGCACTATCGTTTTGACAATCAAAGCCGTAAACCTTGGGAGGCAGAATGAAAACTGAGAGCAACAACATTTACTTTATTATCAACTCAGAAGAACTCAAACGTGAGGTTGCCTGGGAGTGGCGGGATCAGAAGAAACAATTTTTTCAGACTTGGGTACCGACTGAAGCTGATATTGTGCTAATCGACGAGCTCACGCCAGACGAACGAGCACTTGTCAAAGCTGAAATTATGCACGAGATTGAACCAGAATTACGCGAGGAAAGACTACGCCGTAATAAACAAGCTAGAGAAAGGAGAAATAAATGAAACTAAACATACCAGAAAAATACAAAGCAAAACTAGTAAAAAGCCGTACCATATCCTTTAGAGTTACTCTTGCTGAATTAAAAATTTGGCAAGAAATTCTTGCAGAGAACAAGATAAGCTCAACGAACCTTTTTAGATTAATGTTACGAGATACAATAAATAAATATGGCGGTAATGATTACGATTCTAGTTATTTAGATGAATTAATAAACCGTGAAAATATAGATAGAAAACATTTGTTGAAGAAATAAATGAAACTGAACATACCAGAAGAAAAACCACGCAATATAAAAGCATTTGAAAAAATTTTACAACGTCCTTTGACTACAGAAGAGTTAGCAAGTTTAAAAACAAAACATAATGCAGATAAAACTTTGTCAATTAGAATATCAATTGAAAATTATAATTTATTCAAACAAGTAAAAAATGGACATAAAACAAATTATATCTTTGGATTGATGTTAGAAACATTTGTTGAAAAATATTTAAAAAAATAAATGAAACTAGATTGGCCGTCATTCAAAGAAGCTTGCATCGATACCTTTCTCGGTCTGCCGATCAATTGGGTGTTATCTTATGTGGTCTTAGCAACGATGTTGTATTTAGCTTTTGACAATGCCTTTATTATTTCAGCGACCCAGGTAGCAGTCATAACAGTATTTGCTATCATAAGAAAGTATTTTATTAGAACTCATTACAAACGCATCAATGAATCCGTACAAGATTGAAGGCCCAGCACTGATAAGCTTTAGTGGAGGTAGAACTTCAGCGTTCATGTTGAAACAAATTATCGATGCCCACGGGGGTACGCTACCCGATGATATTTACGTGACTTTC